ACGATCGAGGATGCGGCCGAGCTGCAAATTCGCGGCGTGCCCAATCTGGTCTCGCTGGAGACCCGCAACGCCAATACCGAAGGCAAAGGAAAGATCAGCATGCGGGAGTTGATCCGAGCTTCGCTGGGGATGCGCCCGAACCGCATCATCGTGGGCGAGGTTCGCGGCGAGGAAGCGCTCGACATGCTGCAGGCGATGAATACCGGACATGAGGGAAGTGCATAATACATGAAATGCATATCATTTATTGAAATTCGATTTCTGCACGTGCAGGGAAGAATGCATTTTTTACCCCTTTTACATTACGTGCATCAGTGATTAATGTTATCTTTTTAAAAATGGTACCGATTGCCTCCTGTTTATCTAGGTCATCAAGTTCGGGCCACATCTCGATTAATTCAAAAATCTTTTCGTTCCCTGGTTGATTTTTTACTCCTTCGAATGCTTCCAGTTTACTCCGGATCTCACTCTCGACTTCATATTCTTCATCCATTCTCTTTTTGAAGTCAGTTTCGTTAATTAGGTCTTCTGCAAAAGCATATTGCCACTTTTTAATACGAGCACGTACTTTTTCTAATTCTTTCCTTAGTCTTGTAATTTCCTTCTTCTTTTCAGAATCACTCTTTGCGATTTTTTCTTGTTCCGTAGCAATCGCCTTATGATCTGATTTTATATTTTTGATATGTTCCATGATAAGATGTTCCACCTGGGATTGCCTAAACATCGGCATGTCGCAGCCCTTGTTGTTTTTGCGTTTACTGCACCAGTAATAGGGGGTGCGTACAACACTTCCGTCTTTACGGATTCGACTCCTTGCCAAGCGCCCATACATTGACGATCCGCAGCGCCCACAGCGTAATACACCATTAAACCAATAGATCGCTTTTTTACTATAACCGCCATCTGAACGGCGGCGCATTCGAGCCAGGTGTTGCTCATATTCTTCAACTGTCCAAACTGGCTCATGATCCCCCATAGTATCAATGACTTTAACCCTGAGCTCTCGTTTCCGTTGAGGGTACTTTCCATTTGGAAGTTTGGATCCTAATCGAATTATGCCGGCATAAAAAGGGTTTTCTAACGTCAAAGCTACATTACTCGCCGTCCATTCATGACCGCGGCGATCAATCCCATTCCGGTACAAGTGAGCGGCCACGGCCTGATAACTCATTCCACTCATATACAGTTCTCTAACCAATTTCAATATTTCGGCTTCCGATTCAATTAAATTACCCTTGCTGTCATAACCGTATGGGTATTTTCCACCAGGGCGTTTGCCCTCTCTGACTTTTTGTTCAACTCCCATTCGGACACGCTCGGCGATCAACTCCCGTTCAAATTGTGCGAACACCGCAATTAGGCCAATAAGAGCCCGTCCAATGGCTGTGGTGGTATCAAATTTTTCTTGACGGGATATAAAGCCGACTTCATGCTTTTGCAGATATTCCAATAGTTCATATAAATCTCTGACCGAACGGGTAAATCTATCAAGTTTATAGACCAAGACTGCGTTGAATTCCCCATTTTTAGCCGCTTCAAGCATTGCCTGCAGTCGCGGCCTTTTCGTATCCTTGGCCGAATATCCATCGTCGATATAAATATTCGCAATTTCATAACCATTTACGCGACAATAATCGACAAGTTGATTTTTCTGCGCCCGAATAGAATAACCTTCAGCTGCTTGTTCGTCTGTTGAAACGCGCACATAGATGGCAACTTTCATGTTATGATCTCCTTTACGAATATATGTTCTGTTTTGGTGAGAAAAGAAAAGCCCGGTTAAGGGCTAATCTTCTTTTTTGTCCTTCTGTTGCTCCAGGAATCGCCTGAACGTTTCTGCCGGCATTATAAGCCGGCCGAGATCGGAGTGCCCTAGGCGGGCTTGCAGACGATCCAGATCAACACCGACACGGCCGCCCTCAACAAAAAGATCGTCAGGTTCAAGGAAATCTGTTTTGTCATCGCCGAGCAGCCCCATAGAGAATGCGGTGAAATACGTTTTCTGGCTGTCCGGCAAGTGCGCCTCGTCCGGCTTAAAGATGACGATTCTGGTCAGCGGGCCGCGATCGACTTGGATTCGGTAGCGCATGGGAGAGACCTCCTTAATATTTAAGTTCTTCATAAAATTTAGGAATTGGCATTTCGGTTAAAAACTGTTTAATTTTCTTATAGAGTTCAATTTTTTTGTCGGGGTCATCGCTAGACCCCAATCTTGCTGCTGTATCAACAAGAAGATTCTGGCTTTGAATAAAAAATAATTCTGAATTTATATTCAGCAAATAGGTTTTTATTTCTGTGTCACTTGGTCCTTCCAATGCTTTAAGATCATTGATAATTCGGTCAATCTCTCCGGTTGCACGTGCTATTTCCTGAAATGTCAGGGCGTTAAACAAATTCTCATTCGCTTCCCTGAGATCGTCTAACTTGATCAAGACATCCTTAGCAACAGAAGCTTCTTTTTGAATATCAGATAATCTTTTTCTTATGACCGAATCCTCATATAAATCCAACGATTTTTTATAGACCTCGACAGCACTTTCAAATTCTCCATTCTTATAATGATTGCTTGCTTGTTTGTTTAGTTTTTCGGCTTGTTCCTCTTTCGATTCGCCACATCCAACCAGAATCAGCATAAGGGTAAGAATCGTTACCAATAAGCGCATGGTCTACCTCTAATTATTTTCCCGATCGGTTCGGGGACTTGCTTAAACATTTTGCTCAAATCCAAATATTACATGGTAAATGCTTCATGCAACTTTCTATAATGATCTTACAATATTCGACAAATCAAAAGGGGTGGTTGCGTCTAAAAGTTAGCTGTAAGCTAAGATTCTCCGAGATGGAGGGGCCGAAGCCCGGCCAATTACCCGAATTCTATCTCATGCAGTTCCTCCATTGAGCATCCCAGGAGGAATGCGGCTTTTGCCGCCGTTGGGTACGAAAAGTATCTTTTCCCGGATATGACCTGAGAAAGAAATCCTTCCGAGATATCAAGGCGTCGAGCGAATTCTGCTTGAGTCCATCCTTTTCTTTCTAGTAATTCGGGTATTCGGCTCCTCCCAACTCGGAGAGCCAACGAAACACCTCCTAATATCCTATATTTTCCTTGATAAGAACATTTGTTCCCGTTAAAATGAGAACAATAATTACCAAAATGGTAATACCAATAACATCGAAGAGGCGGTGCTTGACTTGGATAACGAGATCCAGAAATTCGTTCAAGGATTTATAGGTGATGATTCCATCTTGGCAAACGAATTAATCTTGCTTGTTTTGAGTTATCCGCTTAGCGAAGTCGAACGCTGCCTCCAATATATCCAGAAACTTAGGATCGGTTAGCTCCATGCCATGTTCTTCGGCAAGTTTCTTGGCTTTCTTTATAAATTCATGATCACCGGCGGCATAATAGCTGCCGGTTTCTTTTACAAAACTTGCTTCAAGACTTCCCTCACCTTCCATACTTGCGCTTCCGTAGACAGTTCTTGTACCACGTCCGAGCAGCCAATTTTGAGGGACATTGAAGTAATCGGATATTTTTTTTATTATCTCATCGCCAGGGTCTTCCTTATTTTCCTCAATAGCGATTAACTTTCCAACAGGCACCCCAATTTTTTTTGAGAGTTCCTGGTGAGACAAACGTTCGTCATTTCTCAATGCTTTCAGCCTTTCTCCGAGGGAAGCTTTCGGCGAAGGGTCGTCGGTCCTGCCTAAAAGATAATCAATGTTTACATCGAAAAAATCAGCTAGCAGCTCTAATCTTTCCCTTTTTGGTGGAGAATCGATGGCTTCCCAACGACGAACTGTGGTTCCAGGTATATCAATTGCATTTGCTAATTGCTCTTGTGTTAAGCCTTTTTTATGTCGAAGCTCTTTTAGGCGGTCCTTAAACTTCATAACGCTCACCCCATGCTACCTATTCTAGACAACAATGTTCATAAAATAAACGTTCAAAATATGCAACATAGATATTGACAACGTTCAGTAAATGAACGTATAATGAAATCGTAAGGTTCACAAAATGAGCGTAGGAGGTGGTAATACAATGAGACGTGAAGCTTTGATTAATGCTCGAAAAAGAAAAAACATGACGCAAGATGAACTGGCTTGTGCTGTTGGAATCTCGCGCGCTTATCTCTCTAATATTGAGCGTGGTGCTTACCCGCCTTCCTTGAGAGTTGCTCAGTCGTTATCTCGTGTCCTTGGAGAAAGCACTGACACTCTTTTTGATGCGCATAACGCTCATAAAATGAGCGAGCAAAATTCTGCGTGAAAGGAGCCAACCAATGAACAAGCCGCAAATTTTCAACCATCCGATGTTTGGAGAAGTACGGGCAGTTGAGTTTGACGGAAAACCGTATTTCGTCGGCGTCGATGTCGCTCGCGCTTTGGAATACTCCAACCCAAGCAAGGCGATTCTCGATCACTGCAAAGGGGTTTCCAAGTTGGGAATACCTTCGGCGGGCGGCATCCAGGAGACCAACATCATCCCCGAAGGCGACGTTTGGCGCCTGATTGTGAAGGCAGCAGATCAGTCCCGGAACCCTGAGATCAAAGCCAAGGCGGAAAAGTTTGAGCGCTGGATTTTTGATGAAGTACTCCCAACCATCCGCCGGACCGGCGGTTATGTCGCCAACGACGACCTGTTCATCGAAACATATCTGCCACACGCCGACGATCAAACCAAAATGACGTTCAGGGCGACGCTTGCGCTGGTACGAAAGCAGAACGAGCAGATCGCGGCTCTCAAACCGAAAGCAGATTACTTCGATACGCTGGTCGATCGGAACTTGCTCACCAACTTCCGCGACACGGCCAAGGAACTTCGCATCCGGCAGACGGATTTCATCAACTGGCTGTTGGATAAGAAGTTCATCTACCGCGATCAAAAGGGCAAGATCAAGCCTTACGCCCAATTCGTTCCGGAACTGTTCCAGCTGAAGGAATGGGCCCGGAACGAAAAGGCCGATGTGCAAACGCTAATCACGCCCAAAGGCCGCGAGACATTCCGTCTGCTCTTTCACAAGCGCACTGCATAAGGAGGCGAACACCTTGAAACCGCACAATCCTGGCCTTAGCGAAAAAGCTTGGAAAAACCTCCACAGACTCATCGCCAGATTAAACCTTAAATATGGTGCTCAGTTGCAGCAAATTAACAAACCAAAAGATGCTGCATAAAAAACAGCCCACCTGATCGGTGGGCGGACAAAGGGATGCGGGGTACCAGGTACATCCATAGAATAACAAAACCCCTTGTCCAATAGCATCTGAGGATTTTGACAAGGAGGTGATAAACGAGATGCGATTTGGACAAGTCCTGCAAGCAAAGCTTGACGAGTACGAGCAGACGCAAGGTCAGGCAGCAGCTGCGGCTCATATCAGTGGATCCATGGTCAGCAAAATCACCCGGGGCAGCCGTAAGCCGCCAAAGGACGTCATGCGGAGCCTGACGGCTCACTACGACGATCCCGAGTTGGCCGTCGCCGCAGCCAACGAAGTCACCGGTGGGGCATGGATACCGTGGCTCAACAACGTCGATCTGCATCCAGCAGCCGTCGCGTGGAAGACACGCGAAGAAGTGCTGGAAGCCTATGAAGCTACCGGCGCCGCGCCGCTTAGCAAGCGCCGGGAGCAGATGACGGAGGCTGATCTGAAGGCCATCAAGGCGGCCATTATCGAATCGGTCGAAGCGATCACAGCACTTGTACATCATGTCGCGGTCCTCTGCAAAGCGTATGGATTCAGTTGGTTCGGTATATGGAAAGAGCATCGGGTAAAACTCAAGTCCAGCAAATACCTGAAGTGAGGTGATGTTGTAATGATCCATATCGTTCGGGTGTGGATGGAAAATCAGTCCCATTTCATCATCGGCGACGATGACGATGCGGTCAACATGAAGGTTGGTGAATGGTTGACCAGAGGAGGACGGGTGGTCAATCACACTGTAGTTAACGAGCCGGAATTGGGGATGGTCATTACGAGAAGGAAGGAGGAAACTGCATGCAAGAAATCATGCGTCGTATCGTCGTTCTGAAATCCTTCCGCGAAAGAATCGTCGCTGGAAAAGGCGTCTCCGATCCGGAAGTGCTACCGGCCGCTATCGACTGGCTGGACAGCACGATTGCTGAGCACGAGCGCGACTTAGACGCACTGGTGCGCAAGGGGGTGGCGTGAGTGGCGCAGTACCTGGTGCACATTTGCTGGAATCCAAACGACCGTCCGCTGGTGGTGGAAGCAAAGAATTCCAGCGATGCGAAGCGGCAGTGGTGCCGGAAATTCGGACGCAAATATGACGACCCGTGGTGCGGAGCATCGATGCTGAAGGCTAAAAAGCTGAAACCCTCCGGTGGGGGCCGGAAGGTTTCGGGACAAAAAAATAATCCATTGGATTCATTATAACACAAAATCAATCGGAGGTAATTCAAATGTTGAAATCCACTGGCATTGTCCGCAAGGTGGACGAACTTGGGCGGGTTGTGATTCCGAAAGAACTTCGGACCGCCCTCGGTATCGGCGAAAAAGACGGTCTGGAAATCTTTGTGGAAGGGAACCGCATCGTCCTGCAAAAGTATTCGCCCGGCTGCAAGTTATGCGGCAGTTTGGTTGATCTTCGCAGCTTCAAAGGCACTCAGATTTGCCGAGCATGCGAATCTGAGATTGCGGAAAGCAGGGGTGCCTGATGAATACCACACACGCTGTTGTACAGCCCCGCACGACTCCACCGCTTGACCTCGTTGCCCATTGCGCAGACCCGTTCTGCCAACGCCCGATCTACTTTGGTGATCGTTCGGTCTTCTTCAATGGAGAATTTTACTGCAACGAGAGCTGTTTTGCAGGTGCGGCCGGCGCCATTGTTGTCAAAGCCGGCACCGAGGAAAGAACCATTTGAACGGAGGGGAAGGAAAGTGAAAAAGATTCAACTGCTGCGCGAGAGTTTGAGCAATTTCAAGGGCGTCAAAAGCTTTACGCTTGACGCCGCTGGCCGCGAAGTCCGCGTCTATGGGACGAACGAAGCCGGTAAGACGACGATCGCGGACGGATTTTACTGGGTCCTCTTCGACAAGGACTCGCAAAATAAAAAGGATTTCGGCATTAAAACGCTGGACGCTTCCGGAAAACCACTCCACAACCTGAACCACGAAGCCGAGGTGTCGCTGCTCGTCAACGGACACCGTCGGACATTCCGCAAGGTTTACCGCGAGAAATACACCCGCAAGCGGGGCTCCACATCGCAAGAGTTCGACGGTCACACGACGGACCATTTCATCGACGGTGTCCCGGTCACCAAGAAGGAGTACGACGCCGAAGTCGCCGCTCTCGTCGACGAAGAGTATTTCCGCCTCCTGACGGACCCCACTTATTTCTCTGAAAAACTCGATTGGCGCAAGCGTCGTGCGATTCTGCTCGACGTCTGCGGCGACATCACGGACGAAGACGTCATTGCCGAGAACAAGTCCCTTGCCGCGCTGCCGGCCATCCTGCAGGGCCGCACGATCGAGAAGCACAAGGCCGTGATCGCCGCCCGCCGCAAGGAGATCAATGAGCAACTCGAAAAGCTGCCGGTCCGGATCGACGAGGCCATGCGCAGCATGCCGGAGACGGACGGGCTCGACAAAGGATGGATCGAGGCCCGGATCGCAGAGATGACCGTGCAGATGGACGAGAAGCGCGCCGAAATTACCCGGATTCAGTCCGGCGGCGAGGTCGCGGTCAAGGAGCGGCGCCTACGCGAACTCGAGGGCGAACTGCAGCAGCTTAAAAACGAGCTGCAGGGTGACACGCTCGACCGGGTGGCGGCTAAACGCCGCGAAGAGGCACGCTTGCGCCAAGAAGCAGACGACATCCGGTTTGAAATCGAAACGCTTGAACGCCGTATCAAGAGCCGCGAGGCGGCCATCGCAGACCGTCGGGCCGAAGCGGACCGCTTGCGGGCTCAATGGATCAGCCGTAACGCTGAGGAGTTCCACGGTCATTCCCACGACGAGAACTGCCCGACCTGCGGACAAGCCTTGCCTGCAGAAAAGATCGCCGAAGCACTTGCCAAGGCGCTAGCGGAATTCAACCGGTCCAAGGCCGAGGCTCTCGAATCCATCTCCAGACGCGGCAAGGCGGCGACGGCCGAAGCGGACCGTCTGGCCAAGGAGAACGAAGAAGCGGCCGCCCGGATCGAAACACTCCGCGGTCAATGGCAAATTAGCCGCGAAGCAGCGGCACGCGCGAGCGACGAACTTGCCGCTCTGCAGGCAAGCGTAACCGACGTCGAGTCTCATCCGGCGTACATCCAGAAGCGCGAGGAGATCGCCGCTGTCCGCCGGGAGATCGCGAGCCTCCAGGAGTCGGCCTTTGACGCCGTTGCCGCGATCCGCCGTGAAGTGGAAGCCCTGAACGCGGAAGCTTCTTTGCTCCGGCAAGACCTTGCTAAGTTCGACCTCGCCGAATCCACCCGCCGGCGCATCGCCGAGTACGAGCGGCAGGAGAAGGAATTGGCCGAGGAATTCGAACGGCTGGAGCACGAGCTTTACCTGACCGAAGAGTTCACCCGCGCGAAGGTAGCCATGCTTGAATCTCGCATTAACAGCAAGTTCCGCCTGGCGTGCTTCAAACTCTTCAAAGAGCAGGTCAACGGCGGGCTTGAAGAATGCTGCGAGGCCACGTACAAAGGCGTTCCGTACGGCTCCGGGCTCAATAACGCGGCGCGGATCAACGTCGGCTTGGACATCATCAACACCCTGTCGGAGCACTTTGGGGTTTCGGTACCGATCTTTATCGATAACGCCGAGTCGGTCGTCGAACTGATCGATACGGTCGGCCAAAAGATTTGCCTGGTCGTCAGCGCGGAGGACAAACAACTGCGCGTTGCGCCGCTCAACGAAGCGGACGCTTTTGACGCATTGCTCGAATCTATGATTCAGACGGTGAACACCACACAAAAGGAGGCGGTTTAATTGAGCGCATTCGCAACTGGGCTTGTAAAGGTAACGGACACATTCGCGCCTATGATCGAACGGCAGCTTACCAGCAACGGCGTTAACATGGACCAATATTCGAAGCAATGTGTGATCAATGCAATTTCCGCTATCAACTCTGTTCTGGACAGCAAGGGGATCGATTGGAACGATCCCCAGCTCGACCGGAATAATGTTACGCAAATCTTGCTGAACGTGGCGGCTCTGAAACTTAATGCCGCGGCAAGCCCGCGGGAAGTGTATTTTACGCTTCGAAACGTCGCCTTTACAACAGGATTCGGTCGTGATCAAAAAACGGTCTGGAAGAAACAGATTGAAATGGGTATCGAAGGCGACGGAAACGACGCCATTCTCGCTCGGTTCGGCCGAAATGTAAAGCAGGTTCGCCCCTTCTGGCTTGTCCGAGAGCACGACCATTTCGAATACCCCACTTACAACGGATTGGAGATGACGCCTCCGAAATGGACGCCTACCGGCCGCGGTGAAGTTGTCCGGGTGGTGTATCCCATCATCTTCAAGGACGACAGCATCCAGTATTTCATCGCCGAGCGCGACGATGTGGCGAAAAACCTCATCGCTCACATCAATAATAACCTCATGAACGAAACGTTCAATATTTGTGAGGATCGGAAGAATGCAACCGCCGAGCAAAAGCTAAAGATTGCTGCAAAGAAAGCTGAAATCTTGAAGAAGGCCAAGGAACTCGGCTTGAAGGCATTGGACGATCCCGAACTTCAACAATACATCAGTCCGGCATGGACGGAGTACCAAAGCCGTGAACAGATGCTGATTCGCAAGATGCGGAACAACATCGTCAAGAAGATCCCGAAAGACTTCGGCAGCGCATTCGTTGAGCTGATTCACTCTCAGGCGACGGACGACACGTATTCTTCCGTCCAGGCCGAAATTGCTGAGCATGCCAATCGGGAGCCGATTGACATCCGAGCGGAGCTGGCCCCTGATACTTCGAACGAGCCACGTGAACCGTCGCCTACTAAGACCGCCTCTGAATCCAAGGAGCAGGAAAAATTCGGACAGGAACCGTTCGACGATTTCCAACAAGACATACTCGATTTCGAACAAAGCGAGGCTGGCGCGGCCGCCGCTGACGGCCCCGGGTTCTGAGATGATTACGATCCAATCATTCGGCAGCAGCTCGGCCGGCAACTGCTACCACGTCAGCGACGGGCGAACTGAACTGCTCCTGGAAGCCGGTCTTAGGTTCGCTGAAATCCGCAAGGCGCTGGAGTTCCGCGTCTCCCGCCTTGAGGGCTGCCTGATCAGCCACAACCACGGCGATCACAGTCGCGCCGCGGCGGACCTCATGAAAGCCGGCGTGACGGTCTACGCATCCCAAGGGACGTTCGACGCCCTCAAGCTCAGCGGCCACCGCGCGCGCGTAATTCGTTCCAAAGAGCAGTTCACGATCGACACCTGGACGATCATGCCTTTTGACGTCGAGCACGACGTGGACGAGCCGCTGGGCTTCCTGTTAGCCAACCAGGATGGCGATAAGCTGGCGTTTTTGACGGACACTTATTACTGCCGCTACACGTTTTCCGGGCTTACGCACCTGATGGTGGAGTGCAACTATTCTCTCCGGATACTGGACGCAAACATCGCCGCCGGCCGCGTCCATCCCGCGATGCGGCCACGGCTGCTCCGGTCGCATTTCAGCCTCGAGAACGTCAAGGACTTTCTCCGGGCAAATGACCTGTCGAAGCTGCAGGAGATTCATCTGCTGCACCTGAGCGACAATAACAGCGACGAAGCGCTGTTTAAACGGGAGATCCAATCGATTGCAGGTAAGCCGGTATACATTTGCGGACGGTGAAACGCATGGAAGTCAAATACCCGGACGAATATGGAAGGCCGCTTCTCCAATCGCGAATCGCCGATCATGTATGGCGGATCAAGGATAAGGATCCGGAAGAGTTCAAGGCGAGGGTAAAGGCATACTTCGCCCTCGCTTATCCCGGATGGCGCGTTGTCCGCGCGCAGTATCCAGCAATTTTCTTGCAGGAAGAAAGGAGACAAGAGAAGTGAAGAACGGGAAAAGACCTACGCTGAAACAAAAACGAGCGATCATGGCAGCAAAGCTGCTCCCGAGCGAATGGCTCGTTTATAAGACGGAACCGGGCCGGCTGCATATTATCAACCGCTTCACGGAAAGAACCAAGGTGATCGGGCTATGACGTCGACAGAGCGCCTTCGCGCCGCTCAAGAGCGCGACGTTCGGGACATGGTGGAAATATATATGGCAGTGGCGGGCGGGGCTGATCCCGACGCCGCTGCGGCCGTAGTGGTCGGCGGGGAGTTTCGTCTATCCGATTTCACAAAATCGGCATTGAGAGAGGACTTATTTGCAAGGGGATGACGAGATGTCGGACAGCTACCCCTTTCCGGTGTACACAGGGATTTTAGAACCAAAACACTACAAAAAAATAGGTTCGGCCATATGGTTCTTCCTCTGGTGCATTAAGTCGATCACCGAAGAATCGGTGGATGAGGAAGGGGTAACCTGGGGGCACGTTTATAGGGGAGCACCTGTGAAACTATCAGAGATGGTCGAACCGTTCGGCACAAACGAAAAAACGATCCGCCGTTGGATCGATACACTCGAACAACACGGATATATTCGTGTAACCAGAGCTCCGTACGGAATCATTATTGCAGTGAGAAATTCCAAAAAGAAGAAAAACAGATCGGACAAAAATGTCCGTTCTGACGAGACAGATCGGACAAAAATGTCCGAACACTCAGACGGAGATCGGACAGATATGTCCACTCTCTCGGACAAAAATGTCCACTCTAATAAAGATATTATAAAAACCTTTATTACTACTACTGATACGGAACCTTTCGAAAAACTGCTCAGCGAGTTTTGTACTCTGCACAGCAAACTCGATGTGCACGTGAAGCGAAATGACATCGTGTTGATGCAGTGGATGCTTGATCAAGGCATTGACGTGGACTTGATCATAAAGGTCATGCGAACGGTATACGCGGAACGAACGGCGGCCGGTACGCATATCAGCACCTTTGTCTATTACAAAAACGCAATTCTGGAAGCTTGGGAAGCGGTCAAAGCCATAACCGATGGGGTGCCAGTCCCCGAGGGAGTGCCACTCTCCCCGGTCGCCCTTGGCAAAGAATCCATAACTGACAGGGTGCCAGTCCCTGCAGTCGCCCTTGGATCACCGAAACGAACCAAGCAGCAGATTGAACTCGAGGAACTACGACGAAAACGGGAGGAGGCAAGGCTACGTGAACAGAGCGGAAGTTTTTGATCTGCTCATCGAAATCAAGCAGAACTATCCCAATTTTGACGTAAGCGACGAGAGCATTGAGCGGCATTATAAATACCTTCGCGATTTCCCGTTCGAGGCCGCCTTGAAGAACGTCGAACAGCACATCATGACCGAACGGTTTCCGCCGACGATCGCCGACATCCGTGGCCGGCTTGGCGAGCAAATGGACAGCCAGCGGAGCAAGGACAAGGCCGTCGCCTACTTCGAACAGCTTGAGCGATGGCGAAAAGACGGATCGGAGCCGCCACCGGGTTACTGGGACAGTGTTCGCGCGAAGCTGAAAGGGGATGCAGGATGAACGCGATTGAAGAATTTCTCGGGATCGAAACCCCGTGCGACATCGCAGCTGAGCAAGCGGTGCTCGGGGCGATCCTGACCGACCCCGGGACGATTGAGGTCGTCCGCGAAACGCTGCAAGGCGGCGAGTTCTTCGACAGGCAGCATGCCCGTATCTTCCGGGCAATGATCAAATTGCATGACGCTGACGAGCCGATTGACCTTGTTTCGATCACGGCGCAGCTGCAGGACAGCAAGGAGCTGGAGGACGTCGGAGGTGTCATGTACCTTACCAAGCTCGCGAATTCGGTCCCGTCCACGGCCAACGTCGGATACTACGCCGATCGGGTTTCCGAGATGTTTCTGCGGCGCCAAGCGATCGAGACGGTCATGGAAATGCTTCGACAGGCGGCGCGTCAGGATGACATCAACGGGTTTATCTCGATGGCCGAGGCGGCGGTCTCCCGGCTATCGGATCAAGCGACGCCGGCCAAAGAGTTCGTCCCGATCAAGGATATACTCATCGAAGTTTGGGAGCGCGCCGAGCAGCGCTATAACAACCGCAACTCCTTCGGCGGCGTAACGGGCATCCCATCCGGATTTCCCGATCTCGATAGGATGACGGCGGGATTCCAGCGCAGTGATCTAATCATCGTCGCAGCGCGGCCGTCGGTGGGCAAGACCGCATTCGCCCTGAACATCGCCCAAAACGTAGCTGCGCGCGCGGGCGAAACCGTGGCAATATTCAGCCTCGAAATGTCGGCCGGCCAGCTGGTGGAAAGGATGATATGCGCGGAAGCGAATGTTGACGGTAGCCGAATGCGGACCGGCTTCTTCGAGGGCGACGATTGGGAGAAGATGAGCGCGGCAGTCGGGGTGCTGTCCGATGCAAGGATTTTCATCGACGACACGCCAGGCATAACGGTTAACGAAATCCGCTCCAAATGTCGGCGGCTTAAGAAAGACAAAGGGCTCAGCATGATCCTGATCGACTACCTCCAGCTTATCCAAGGCAGCGGCCGGCGCGGCGCCAACCGGCAAGAGGAAGTCTCGCAAATCTCCCGGACACTCAAGCAGCTCGCGCGGGAACTGGAAGTGCCGGTCATCGCGCTCTCGCAACTCTCCCGGGGCGTCGAGCAGCGGCAGGACAAGCGTCCGATGATGTCCGATCTTCGGGAGTCTGGCGCAATCGAACAGGACGCCGACATCGTCGCCTTCCTCTACCGGGACGATTATTACAATGCCGAGACCGAGAAGAAGAACATTATCGAAATCATCATCGCCAAGCAGCGGAACGGCCCGGTCGGAACGGTCGAACTCGTATTCCTCAAGAACTTCAACAAGTTCGTCAGCCTGGACCGTGGACATGACGACGAGCCGATCTCGCCTCCACCGCCACAGCAGAGCCGCGGCCGGAATATCCCAGATATGTATGGAGGTCGAGTATCATGAGGCTGACTGAGACTGATTTCGCACGAATCACGGGTCAGAAGCCGGACGCCAAACCGAGCAAGATGCGAAATATTCGGACTGTTGTTGACGGCATCACCTTCGACAGCCGGGCCGAAGCCAACCGGTATTGTGAGCTGAAAATGCTCATGGAGAAGGGAATCGTCCGACTTTTCGTTAGGCAGCCTCGCTTTCTGCTCCAAGAAGGCTACGAAAAGAACGGCGAATGGATCGGAAAGCTTGAATATGTGGCTGACTTCCTCGTAGTTTACGCGGACGGAAAGTCGGAGATCGAGGACGTGAAGGGGCGGCGGACGCGAGAGTACATTAACAAGCGGAAGCTATTTGAGCGGAAGTACCCGCACCTTCGGATTGTTGAGGTGAAAGTATGACCGAATCGAACGAACAAGGCGAGCAAATCATCCTGTGGCCTGAGCTGGGGCCGGTCGAAACGGATGGCGATGAAGAATGAACTGGAAGCAAGCAACTCGCGCACAACTCTGCGAGATCGCTTTTAACGACGAAGGGGCGCCACTGAAGTATAAAATCGCCGCGGCCGAAGAGATCAAGCGCCGCAATCGCGAGAAATACCCGATCGTCAACTACCGGGAAAAGAAGGTGTACCCGAAATGAGCCTCCACGGTGACGTAAAAGTATGGGTCCTCACACCCGAGCAAATGGCCGCCTACAAGCCCGGGATGGACTTGGGGCCGCCGCACCGGATTGAGAAGGTCAAGTATATGCAAATCTCCACGTTTATCCCGATCTCCAGCGGTGAGGAACATCGGGAAAGAGTACGGCGCGGCCACAAAAACCGCACGAGGGGACGCAAGGCCATTACCGAGCAGCAATACAAGGAACTGCGTAGGAACGGACTCGCGGACCATGAGATCGCAGATAAGTTCGGGATTAAGCCAAGGACGCTGCGGCACTATCAGGCTTTGTGGCGCAAGAAGGAGTCGGTAAGGATATGAACAACAATACGCAAGAGTATATCGACTTCCTAAAATCCAAAATATACATCGCACCTGAAACGGGTTTCGATATCTCTCCTGATTCAGTTAGCCCCAAATTAAAGCCGCATCAACGCGATGCAGTCCGTTGGGCAATACGCGGCGGCCGCCGGGCGCTGTTTGAAGCCTTCGGCCTCGGCAAGACCCTTCAGCAACTCGAATGGATGCGTCTCATCCTCGATCGGATCGGCGGCAAAGGTCTGATCGTCCTTCCGCTCGGCGTAATGCAAGAGTTCAAGCGCGATGCGGTCAATCTGCTCGGGATGGATGAACCCGAGTACGTCCGGACGATGGCCGAGGTTCGAGACGCGTCCGGCCGGATTCTGCTGACAAACTATGAGCGTGTGCGAGACGGCGACATCGATCCGACGTACTTCACGGCCACGTCACTTGACGAGGCGTCTGTACTCCGGAGTTTCGGCAGCAAGACCTATCAGACGTTCTTGGACAAGTTCCGCGGCGTTCCGTACAAGCTGGTCTGCACGGCGACGCCAAGCCCGAACCGGTATAAAGAGCTGATCCATTATGCCGGCTATCTCGAGGTCATGGACACCGGACAAGCGCTTACTCGGTTTTTCCAGCGGGACAGCACAAAGGCGAACAATCTGACGCTATACCCGCACAAGGAAGAGGAATTTTGGCTGTGGGTTTCAACCTGGGCGCTGTTTATCACGAAGCCGTCTGATCTCGGGTATGACGATACGGGATACGATCTTCCCCCGCTTGAGGTTCGCTATCATGAGTTGCCGGTCGATCATGCGAACGCCGGCGCCGAGCAAGACGGCCAGCTGCTCATGATCCGTGACGCAGCGGTTGGACTGAAGGATGCGGCCCGGGAAAAACGGGAAAGTATCAAGGCGCGGGTGGCAAAGGCGAAAGAGATCGTCGAGTCGGATCCGGATGCTCATTTCATACTCTGGCATGATCTCGAGGACGAGCGTCATGCACTGAAAGAAGCCATTCCGGATGTCGTGGACATTTACGGCAGCCAAGACCTTGAAATCCGCGAGCAGCGAGTAATGGACTTCGCGGATGGGAAAATACGCCTGTTCGCGACAAAGAAAGAATTGTCCGGATCCGGATGTAACTTCCAGCGCCACTGTCACAGGGCCATCTTCGTTGGGATCGACTATCAGTTCAACGACTTCATTCAAGCAATTCACCGGATATATCGGTTCCTGCAGGATAAGCCAGTCATCATCGACATCATTTACACGGAAAGCGAGCGGCAAATCCTCGAAGAGCTGCAGCGCAAATGGCGGCAGCACGATTACCTCGTGAGCAAGATGATCGAGATCATCCGGAAGTATGGGCTATCGGGAACCTCGGTCATCGACAAACTAGCAAGAACGATTGGGGTGGAGCGCGTGAAGATCGAAACGGAACACTACACGGCCGTGAACAATGACTGCGTTCTTGAGACGCAGCAGATGCCGGATAACAGCGTCGACCTGATCCATACATCCATACCGTTCAGCAATCACTATGAGTATACGCCAAGCTATAACGATTTCGGGCACAACGAGGACACGGCACGGTTTTTCGAACAAATGGACTTCTTGACCCCACAGCTCCTCCGGATCCTTAAGCCTGGCCGGGTGGCGGCGATCCACGTTAAGGACCGGGTTCTGTTCGGAAATGCAACAGGTACCGGCATGCCGACGATCGAGCCGTTCCATGCACTCTGCATTGACCATTACATGCGGCATGGGTTCCAATACTTCGGCATGATCACGGTCGTAACGGACGTTGTGCGCGAAAACAACCAGACATACCGACTTGGATGGACGGAGCAGTGCAAAGACGGCACGAAGATGGGCGTAGGCTGCCCTGAATACATTCTGCTGTTCCGAAAGCTGCCGAGTGATACGAGTCGCGCCTATGCAGATGTACCGGTCACCAAAAGCAAAGAGGAATATACGCGGGCGCAATGGCAGATCGATGCTCACGGATTCTGGCGCAGTTCCGGAAACAGGCTCATGACGAAAGACGAGCTTGCCGCAATCCCGGTTAAGGACCTGCAGCGGGTCTATCGTGAATACTCTCGCAGCACGGTTTACGACTACCACGAACACGTCGCCCTTGCCAAAAAGCTCGATGAGAATGGAAAACTGCCGGCGACGTTTATGGTTGTCGCCCCCGGATCCTGGATCGACGAAGTATGGGACGACATCAACCGCATGCGGACGCTTAACACATCACAGAGCCAAAAACGACAGCAGATGCACGTCTGCCCGCTGCAACTTGACATTGTCGAGCGAATAATCAACCGGTATAGCAATCCGGGAGAGGTAGTATTTGACCCGTTCGGAGGCCTTATGACGGTTCCATACTGCGCGGTCCGGATGGGGCGCAAAGGATATGGCGTCGAACTCAATACGGACTATTTCCGTGACGGCGTGGGATACCTGAAAGCCGCCGCCGCCGAAGTCGATATGCCGACGCTCTTTGATTTCGTTGAACTGGCATAACACCACCCAGGGAGGACAAACATCTTCCCCTGTAAGGAGGACAGAGGGGATATGAAACGCTTTGACTCAATTTATGAAGCCGTCCGTCATATTAAGCGAAACCTTCCAGAAGACACACACGACGCCATTTTTCTAATGTTTCACGAGGACAAAGATCGTTTTTACGTCGCTGATGATACCACTGATCTGGAAAATCAGATCGAAGAAGACTTTCATTTATGGGGTTATGAATCAGGCGATCCAGAAAAACATGCGGAATCTTATAAAGTGTGGTCGTACGTACTGTCGGAAAATAAAGAACGATACCCGGCATTATACGCTGGTCATAAACGCACGCCACTATCAAAGAGTCATTTACGCGGTGAGATTAATGTTTCCGGCGAAATTGTAGCCAGTTTTTCAGTTAGCCAATGGTAACCACCATCACCCCATAAGGGAATAAGGAGAGGATCGGATATGGCTGAAAAATGCCTTTGTTGCCAAGTTAACCAAAGGTATGAGGACTTCGAATGTTGCGAATCTTGTCTGAACGAAATGCTCATGGGGCATCCGAGCGCAGTTATTTCGTCGCTAATGATCGAAACCACGGAAGAGATCATGAAACGAACGCGAGAGATCGTATTAAATTCGGTGGAAAGGTTGTGAATCCAATGAATAAACAGGCGAAATTGATAGACGGACAGTCGTTGTTGAAGTGGTTGGACGTTGAAATTGATCTTTCGAGCGGTAACAGCGAGGTAGAAAAAGCAGATAGATGGGCATTCCGGCAAGTCAAAAAAGCTATTCATTCCGGCCGTTTCGACGCTCCATCCGATTCCGATGGTGAATGGAAAGCAATCAGCGAAGTCGTGCAGCGTGAAAACGCGCAGTTACACGATGAAGTTCGACGGCTCCGGGCGGCGTTGGAACGCATCCGAAAGATTACGAAAGAATCGCGCGAAGCCAAGTATCACGTAAATAACTATCGGTTGATTGAGATGGTGACTGAACAAGCCCTCTCCACAACCGAAAGGAGTGAATCCCATGAACATCAATAAATCCCAAAGAGACTTTGCGAAAGACCGCGCGATATGCGAGGCGGCAACGCCGGGGCCGTGGATGAACGATAACCTTTCGAACAGTCTTATTTGGGGACCAAAGGGATTTGGGTTGATTGCGAAAGCCAACTATGGAATCTTGTGGCGAGACAATGCCAGATTCATCGCCGAAGCCCGTACCGGATGGCCTGCGGCGTTGGATGAGATCGAACGTCTGCGGGCGGCGTTGGAATGGTATGGGCAAGAAGAAAACTACGTTGTACCTCATATCGGCTGCACATCGAAAGTAATGATTGACCGCGGTTCGAAGGCACGTCAAGCCCTCTCCACCACAACCGAACCGAAAGGAGCGAACACAAGTGAGCGACAAGAAAAGCGTTGTTAGAACAGGCATTTCCTTCGGGACAGCCCTTGCAATAGCTATCTCATGGAGCGTGCATAAATCGATTATTTTGGCGATTATACATGGCATCTTGGGCTGGCTGTATGTGATCTATTACGGGATGACCAATTGAAAGGAGCGAGCACGCATGAGTGAATACCTGAACAAGAAAGCGGTGTTGGAGTGGTTAGACGACCGCAGATACAAATCGCCATGGATTGAGTCGTTTCGAGATCGCCTTGAATCCGGCGCATTCGATGCAGACGAATCCGAAGGCACATGGAAAGCGACCAGCGAATTTGCATTTCAATTGAATGACCAGTTGGAAGCCGAAGTCCAACGGCTGCGGGCGGCGTTGGATGGCATTAGACAATATTTGATGCTTATACCTAATAAGACTGTTTCTGAGCAACGAACAATCGAAATATGCAATGAAGCCCTCTCAACCTCTACAGGGGCGCAGCAGGTAAGGGAACCTGTCCGTTGGTTTGCCGAACAGATGGAAGAGAAGCTTCGTGCCAACGATCACAAACCGCATTGGAGCATTG